ATTAAAGGAAGGCCAAGCTCCTGCAATAAAAGATCCTAAAAAGGCTCTTCAAGAAGAGGTCAAGGCTAAAATCCCAGGTACATTAAATACCCAGGCTAGTAGGCCTCAAATAAAGTTTACTTCTAATAATCCAATGGCAGCATTCTTGAATGATACTGCTAAGAATATGTTGAACGAAGACTTTTCTATGACCTCGGCTGATGTTCACCCTGCTATGGCATTCCAGCCTAATCAGGTATCTGTAGGATCTGTTGAAGGTATGCTTGGAACAGCTAGACCAAGTTCAAACATAAATGCTGTTCAGATTAATGAGGTACCAGATTTTACTGGTCTAATGAGTAAATTGAAAGAGAAAGGACAAATATAATGGCATACGGTTTAAAGAAAATATCAGTAGTAGACCTTAGACCATCGACAGGAGTCGGTGTAAAAATCCCGTTTGATGCTGAGAATGTATTTTCTACTGTATACACCACTAAAGATCAAACTAAGTATAACTTGATCAACTTCTTACTAACTGACCCAAGAGAAAGGCCATTTAACCCTACTTTTGGAGCAGGGCTTAGAGCCAGATTATTTGAACCAATTGATCAACTTTCTTTTGATGATATTAAAGAATCAATTAGGACTCAGATAGAAGCTAACTTTCCAAACGTTCAGATTGTTACTCTAGATATTATAGGAAGGCCTGACTATAATTCTATCAATATAAAATTTAGTTATCGTCTATTAAGGTCAAATGAAAATGATTCAGTCACAGTAGCTATACAAAATATGTAACGATGCTTAACCAGGTAGACATAAAATATTTAAATAAAGACTTTACCTCGTTCAGGTCTGATTTGATCGAGTACGCAAAGGCCTATTACCCTACAGTTTATAATGATTTTACTCAGGCTTCACCTGGTAGCATGTTTATTGAAATGGCTTCTTATGTAGGAGACGTTTTATCATTCTATCTAGACAATCAAATTCAAGAGACTTACTTGCAATATTCCAAGCAAAAAGGTAATTTATATACTATGGCCTATATGATGGGCTATAGACCAAAAGTTACTTCTGCTGCTACAGTTGATGTAGATGTGTACCAACAAGTACCATCAATTACAGTAGGATCAAATACTGTGCCTGATTTTACGTATGCAATGATCATTGAACAAGGTATACAAATAAGATCTAATGTCGATAATTCAGTGTTGTTTTTTGCACCACAAAAAATAGATTTTACAACATCTTCTTCTTATGATCCTACTACTGTAGAAGTATATACAATTAATGGATCAAATGTACCTACGTCTTATCTGTTAAAGAAAACAGTTAAAGCTATATCTGGCCAGGTTAAAACGCAAACTTTTAGTTTCGGTGCTCCTCAAAGATTTACTACAATTAATCTACAAGACAGTAGTATTATTACAATATTGGATGCTACAGATTCTAGTGGTAATACTTGGTACGAGGTACCGTATCTTGCTCAAGACTATATATTAAAGCCTGTAGAAAACACAGCAGCGAACTATCCTAGCTTGTCTCAATATCAGAATCAAGTACCATACATGATTCAAAAGTTGACTGTGCCTAGACGATATGTTTCTAGATTTAAAGTAAATGGTTCACTTGATATTGAGTTTGGACCAGGCATTAACTCTGTTGCTGATACGGCGATTATACCAAACCCAAATAGTGTTAGTGTTGGTTTAACTGGAGGAGGTTTGAGTACCTTGTCCAGTTCATTTGACCCAACTAACTTTGTTACTACTGAGACCTATGGTCTTGCTCCAAAAAACACGTCTATCACATTCCAATACCTTGTAGGTGGTGGTGCTAGTGCTAACGTGCTATCAAATCAACTTACAGAAATAGTATCTTATACAGTATCTGGTAACACAACATATCAAAATACAATAGTTGTTAATAATCCAGAGCCTGCTGCAGGCGGCGGCGATGGTGATTCTGTAGAACAGCTAAGATTTAACATAGCTGCAGAATATCCAACACAGCTTCGTGCAGTTACTCAAGAAGATTATCTTGCAAGAGTAATGTCTATGCCTGCTCAATATGGTGAAGTTTCTAAAGCATATCTTACAAAAGATGATTCTACATTTAGAAATAATATGACACCTCCAGGACAAAGAGATCCTTTGGCTATTAGCCTTTATGTTCTAGGTTTAAATAGTGATGGTCAATTAGAACCGCCTTCACCAGCAATTCTACAGAACATACAAACATATTTGAAAGATTATAGAATGTTAACCGACGCTGTTAATATTAAGCCAGGTTACATTATCAATATAGGCTGTAATTTCGATGTGGTTATTAGACCAAATTACACCAGCCAAGACGTTATTGCAAGATCAATTTTAGCCTTACAAGACTTCTTTAATATAGACAATTGGCAAATTAATCAGCCTATTATTTTAGGTGATGTTTACACAATACTAGATCAAGTAGAAGGTGTACAGACTGTTAAAACAGTACAAATAGTGAACAAATCAGGAATTGCTAATGGCTATTCTAAATACTCCTATGATATATCAGGAGGTACACTAAATGGAGTAATTTACCCTTCACTTGACCCATCTATATTTGAAGTTAAGTATTTAAATCAAGACATACAAGGTAGAGTAGTAACAATATAAAAGTAGAAAAATGGCCGTTTATAAAATATTTGCTTCCGCTGATGCTTCTTTATATTCTAAAGAGCCTGCTAGAAATACAGGTCTTGATGAAATATTAGAGGTAACAGTTAAAAATAATGAAATCCCACTAAATTACTTTGTGGACCCAGTTCCTACTGAACCTCTACTACAAGATGATCTAAGAAGGTCTGTTATATTATTTAGTGACACAGATTTAGAAAAGATAAAATCATTCACAACTGGTTCATGGCAAGCTAATTTAAGATTGTTTTTAGCTAATGCAGAAAATCTAAACACAACTTATAGCTTAGAGATAGCCGCCGTATCTTCTTCTTGGAGTATGGGCACGGGTAAATTATCTGATAATCCACAAACTAGAAATGGTGTTTGTTGGTACAATACTGGGTCATTTGTTAGTGCTTCTAGTACTTGGCCTAATGCATCATATTATCAAACTCCTGGAGGAGGTAACTGGTCTGGCTCTTTTACAACACAATCATTTGATTATAAAGCAAGTAAAGATGTAGACGTTAATGTAACATCTATCGTTAATAATTGGTTTAGTGGATCATTGAATGCAGGGTTTATTGTTAAACACCCTCAAGCTATAGAAAATAATCCTAATAGTTATATTGCTCTTAGCTTCTTCTCAGTAGACACACATACTATCTATCCTCCTACAATTGAAATGAAGTGGGATGATAGTTCATTTGTTACTGGAAGCTTGAGTGTAATTAATAACTCAAACACAGTTATAACTCTAGCTAATAATACTAATACCTACAAGTATGGTACAGATAGATATAAGTTTAGAATTAATGCCAGAGACAAATATCCAGTTAGGGTGTTTACAACATCTTCTTTATATACAACAAATAAAGCACTTCCTGCTACTTCTTATTGGGCACTTCAAGATGCCAAGTCAGAAGACATGGTAGTAAACTTTGACAATTCATACACAAAAATTAGTTGTGACGCAACTAGTAGTTATTTTAACATGTATATGAATGGTCTAGAACCAGAAAGATATTATAAGGTACTAATTAAAACCACTTTAGCAGACGAAGAGTCTTTTGAAGTAGATAACAACCTTATTTTTAAAGTAGTTAGATAATGGCAAATGTAGATTTAGTTAAAGAAGTATATGGTATAAACACATATACCAAAGCAGTTGATACAAACTTTGAAGAGTTATTAGCTCCAGAAGTTGTGGACACTGCGCCAGAAATTACGGTAGATGAGATTTTCCAGTATTATCAAGATCTTTTCTTTGAAATTCCTGTATCTGGGTCAATCAATTCTCATACTTATCTTGTTGAGCAAAGCCAACAATATATTGGAGGATCAGTTATAGATGCAGAAAAACAGGCACTTATTGAAGAAATTAACTCACTT